CTGATGAATTAAGGAGGTTATAGATGCACAAGGCAGCAGGCAAGGTATGCACGGGCTTTTCAAAGCCTTACGTCGCCCTGTATAACGCGGCGGGCGGCGCTGTCACCTACACCAAGGGGCGGGTACTCGCCCGCGGCGTGGATATATCCATCGAACCCAAGGTGGGCGACGATAACAATTTTCACGCGGACAACATCACGGCGGAGGCTTCGCCCGGCGTATTCACCGGCGGCACCGCGACGCTCACCGTTGACGGGCTGCTCCCCGAATCCGAGCGGCTGGTGATGGGGCTGCCCGATCCCGAGACGCTGGAAGTCGGCGACAGCACCGTCGAGATAATGACCTACGGCGACAACATGAGTATCCCCTATGTGGGCATCGGCTTCGTAGTGCGGTATTTATCTGGCGGCGCGACTGTCCACACACCCGTCGTGCTCACCAAAGCGCGCTTTGCCACAAACGGACTCGAAGCTGCCACGCAGGAAGAACAAATCGAGTACCAAACGCAGGAGCTTGAAGCTACGCTGATGCGCGACGACAGCCGCAACCACAACTGGAAGCTCGTGGGTCAGGATGTAGCGAGCGAAGGCGAGGCGGAAGAGGTGGTACGGACGATACTTGGCATTGCGCCGCTTGAATCCATCATCATATCCAAGCCGCCCACAAAGACCGAGTACACGGCGGGCGAGGTGTTTGACCCCACCGGTATGGAGATAACCGCCAGCTATAAGGGCGGCGGCTCCGCCATAGTGACCAACTACACCTTCGCGCCGGACGGTCCCTTGACTGTGCTTAACGACTCCGTGACCATCACTTACATCGAGGGCGCGAACATCCGCACAGTCGCACAAGAGATAACCGTATCGGCGGGGGTATAGCGGTATGCTGATACACGGCAAAGAACGCAAATTTATGCTGACCGTGGGCGCCTCTCAGGACGTCGCCAAACTCTGTCCTGATAACGACCTCAAGCGGATGGGCGAGCTTATGCAGGGCGACTATGTATCCGTCACAGACAACATCATGCAGCTCATCGTAACGCTCAACGGCGCTTACGAGGCGGCGCAAGCCTACGAAACCCCGGGATATACCCCCGCGCCGCTCACGCTTGAGCAGCTCCGCACCCTCACTCCCGCGCAGCTCAAGGCGTTGGAAAAGGAGGCCTTGGCGGCGTTCGCCGCCGACTCCACGCCCACCGTGGAGATCGAGCCCGACAAGGACGCAAAAAAAAACATAATGACCGAAACCCCATAGAGATGAACCTTAGCTGGTTCATTTTTTATGGGCGAATGCTGCACATGAGCAGGCAGGAGACATTACACACCCGCTATTGCGAGATGCTGGATATGATCTCCTGCCTTGCCATTTACAACGGCGCAAACCCCAAAAAGCGCAAAAAGAAGTGGAAATTTGAAGAAGTGATGGATTTGAGGTGATGTGATGGCAAAGTCCACGATAGGCCCCCGAATAGGCATTGACGGAGAAGCGGAATACCGCAAATCCATAGAGAATATCATCCAGCAGGCAAAGACGCTGGACAGCGAGATGCGCAAAGTCGCCTCCTCCTTTGACGACAACGCCGACGCACAGGAAAAGAACAAAAAAACCACCGAGATATTGACCAAGCAGGTGGAAAACCAGCGCCAGCGCGTGCAGGAGCTCGCCGCCATGCTGGAACGCGCCCAGAAAGAGCTGGGCGAGAGCGACACCAAGACCCTCAAATGGGAGCAGGCGCTCAACGACGCCACCGCCGAGCTGAACCAGATGGAACGGCAGCTCAAGGAGACTACCACCTACACCCATCAGGCAGGCGAGGCTATGGAGAAGGGCGCGAAGGGTACCTTTTCCTTTGCCGACGCGCTCAAGGCTAATCTATTGTCCGATGTGATAATGTCAGGGCTGCGCGAGCTTGCCGACCTTGCCAAGCAGGCGGCGGGCTATATCATGGACGCCGGTATAGGATTTGAATCCCAAATGAGCAAGGTACAGGCTATATCCGGCGCGAACTCCTACGAAATGCAGCAGCTCACCGAAAAAGCCAAAGAGATGGGCGAAAGCACCGTCTTTTCCGCGTCCGAATCCGCCGAAGCTCTGCAATATATGGCGATGGCGGGCTGGAAAACGCAGGATATGCTGGACGGCTTGCCTGGCATCATGAATCTCGCCGCCGCATCCGGAGAAGACCTTGCTACCACATCCGATATAGTCACCGACGCACTCACCGCCTTTGGGCTGACCGCCGCCGACACCGAACACTTTGCCGACGTGCTCGCCAAAGCATCAAACTCCGCCAATACAAACGTCTCCATGATGGGCGAGACCTTTAAATACGTCGCGCCCGTTGCGGGGGCGCTGAATTACAGCGTTGAGGATATGGCTGTCGCCATTGGGCTTATGGCGAACTCCGGAATTAAAGCGTCTCAGGCGGGCACATCGCTGCGCGGTACGCTTACCAACCTCGCCAAGCCCTCCGACACCGTCGCCGCCTACATGGACAAGCTGGGCATATCGCTCACCGACACGAGCGGTGAGATGCTGCCCTTCAGCGACCTCATGCTCGATATGAGGGACGCTTTCAGCGAGCTCACTGAGGCAGAAAAGGCAGAATACGCCGCTGGCATAGCGGGAAAAGAGGCGATGAGCGGGCTGCTCGCCATAGTCAACAGCAGCGACGAAGACTTCGCAAAGCTTACCAACGAGATCGCCAACGCCTCCGGCACCGCAGAGGGCATGGCGGACATCATGACGGACAACCTTGCGGGATCTTTGACGCTGATGAAATCCGCTGCCGAGGGCGTGGGTATCGCGCTGTATGAGCAGGTCAGTCAACCCGCAAAAGAGGCGGTGGATATGCTTGCTCAGCTCCTGAGCGGAGACATAGGTATAGCGGATTTTTTTACCGGCATAGCTGATATCCTCACAGCTTCCGCGCCTGCGCTCATACAGTCTGGGCAGGAGTTTATGAGCAATCTGCTGCAAGGGATGATAGACTCAGCCCCTGCGGTAATGCAGGCGATAGTTCCGCTTGTAAGTCAGTTAGTACAAGGATTTTTGAACAACCTCCCACTGTGGATAGAGCTGGGCGCGACGCTGCTGCTGGAGCTTGCAAAAGGTATTACACAAGCCATCCCCGATCTCATGGGCGCATTGACGGAAACCGTCCTTGAAATCGTCGCTTACATCACTGAACCGGGCACGCGGACATCCTTTATCAGCGCCGGCATTGATATGCTCATGGCGCTCATAGACGGATTCTTTGAGGCGCGCGACGAAATATATGCCGCGCTGCCGGAGATCATCGACGCGGTGCTAACCGCCCTGCTGGACAACCTTGAGCTGCTGATAACCGCCGGCATCGAGCTTGCCGTAGCCGTGGCGGTCGGCATGATAGAGGCAATTCCCCAGATAGTCGCCATGCTGCCCGAGATCTTTATCCGCATAAAGGACGCATTTGCAAACATGGACTGGAAAGAACTGGGCGTGAATATCATCGAGGGCATCATAAACGGGCTGAAATCCATGCTTACGGCGCTATGGGACGCGGCGAAAAACATCGGAAACAGCATCATGTCAGGCGTCAAGGGCGCGCTGGACATAAACTCCCCATCTGGCGCGATGGAGGATGAAGTCGGCCGCATGATTCCCCCCGGCATAACGCTGGGCATAGACAAGGCAATGCCCACCGCACTGCGGTATATGCGCTCGCAGTTTGAGCGGCTGCCCGGGCTGACCATGCCCCAACCTGCGCTTGCCGCCACCAACTACGGCGGCGTGACGCTCAACGTCTACGGTGCGCAGGGACAGGACGTCAACGCCCTTGCCGATATCGTGATGTACAAGCTGGACAGCGCCGTAAAAAGAAAGGAGGCGGTGTATAAGTGATCTTCTGGGCAGACAAGAGCAGCGACGACGTGCACGTGGTGGTGGAGCACTACCCCTCACCCGTCTATCCTGCAAAAAAGCTCACCACCGTGAGCGTCCCCGGGCGCAACGGCGACCTTATCTTTGACGAGGGCGCCTATGAGAACTACTCGCAGCCCTACGATGTGTACATCAGCGCGGAGCGTCCCCGCCTCCCGCGCATAGCCCGCCTCGTAGCCCAATGGCTCTACTCTCCCACCGGTTACCAGCGCCTCGAAGACAGCTACGAGCCGGACATATACCGCCTCGCCTACTACGCGGGACCGACCGACATCGAAAACATCCTCAACCGCTTCGGACGGGCAAGCATCAGCTTTGCTTGCAAGCCGCAGCGGTTTTTGCGCTACGGCGAGGATCCCGTAAAGGTCCAGTCCGGCTCCACCCTCCACAACCCCACCGCCTTCCCCGCCCTTCCATTCGTCACCGTGAGCGGCACGGCGGGCGGCACCTTGCAGATCGGCGGCGTGACGGTAAAAATCCTTTCCCTCAACGGTACCCTGACACTGGACAGCGACACCCAAAACGCCTACTCAGGCACCCAAAACAAAAACTCGACCATCTCAGCCCCCGAATTCCCCAGCCTCAAGGCAGGGGAGAACACCATATACTACGACGGCGGCATAACCGCCGTTGAAATAATCCCAAGGTGGTGGACGCTATGACCCCGATACTATACACAGCAACAGAAACCGCCTTTGCCAGCAACGGATTGGGCATGCTCACCGACGCCATAAGCTGCACCGTCACCGAGGAGCGCAACGGAGCTTATGAGCTGTCCATGCGGTACCCCGTAACCGGCATACACTTTGAGGATATCGCGCTGCGCTCGCTCATCCTCGCCAAGCCAAACCCAATAGACGACCCGCAGCCCTACCGCGTCTATGCGATAACCAAGCCCATGGCGGGCATCGTCACGATATCCGCTGAGCACATCACCTATGACATGAGTGGCATGCCTGTATCGCCCTTCACGGCGGGCAGCCTCGGCGGGGCGCTCGCCGGTCTGACCTCCAACGCCGCGACTTCTCACTCCTTCACCTTTTGGACGGACAAGGTCAGCGACGGGGAATTTACGGTTTCTCAGCCCTCCTCCATGCGCTCATGCCTCGGCGGGCAGGCGGGCAGCATACTCGACGTGTACGGCGGCGAGTGGCAATTTGACCGCTTCACCGCGCGGCTGTGGTTTGAGCGCGGCATGGACAGGGGTGTTACCATCCGATACGGCAAAAACCTTATCGACCTTGAGCAGGAGGAGAACTGCGCCGCCGTATACACCGGCATATACCCCTATTACGTGGGGGACAGCGTGATACAGCTCCCCGAAAAGATACTGTACGCGGCGGGCACGTATGATTTTACCCGGATCCTCCCGTTGGACATGAGCGGCGACTTTGACGAGGCTCCCACCGTGGCGCAGCTCCGCGAGGCGGCGCAGGCCTATCTTGAGCGCAACAATATCGGCGTACCAAAGGTATCCCTCAAGCTCTCCTTTGTGCAGCTCGAGCAAACGGAGGAATACGCACATCTTGCCCTGCTTGAGCGTGTGAGCCTGTGCGATACCGTGAGCGTCGAGTTTGCCGCCATGGGCGTATCCGCAACCGCCAAGTGCGTCAAGACGGTGTACAACGCCCTCTTGGACCGCTACGACAGTGTGGAGCTGGGCGAAGCCCGCACCAACATAGCCGACGTGATAGCGGGGCAGGAAAAGGCCATAGAGCGTATCCCCAACAAGTCCTTTTTGCTCCGCGCCAGCGAAGCGCTCACAAAGACCCTTTTGGGCGCGGATGGCGGCGACGTGCGCTTTATCGACGCCAACGGCGACGGCGCGCCGGATACCCTATATATAGCCGACGACCCTGACCCCGCGAAGGCGCTAAAGGTGTGGCGCTTCAACTACGAGGGCTGGGGGGCTTCTAAAAACGGCTACAACGGCCCCTTTGTCATGGGCGCGTCGCTCAACGACGGCATAATAGCCGATTTTATCACCGCCGGAACGCTGGACGCGGCTCTCATCCGCGCCGGGATACTGTCAAGCCTCGACGGGCGGGTGCAGTTTGACCTTGAGGCCGGGACGCTCTACATCCGCGACGGCAGCGACAAGGTCAAGCTGGGCTTTGACGCGGCGGGCGATCTCACCATCTCCGGCCACATCACCGCCACGGGCGGCAAGATAGGCGGCTTTAACATCAGCGGCGACACGCTGGCAGGCGAGTATATGACGCTCAAGCCGGACGTGGTAGGCGGCAGCCTGGTACTGGGGGATGTGACCCTTACCGGGCGCGCCGGCCTGTTTGTGGACAAAAATGTGATGCTCAGCGGCGGCCTGACGCTGGACTATGGCAGCGGCGCCCTCACCATCGTGGACGCTGACGCGGATATCGGCGGCGATACTTACGCCAACAGCGATCTATACGTCGGCAGCCGCCTGTATATGCGCAGCCCGCCCAGCGCGTCCGGCTCCGCCAACGTGCGGCTGGTGCAGCAATCCAACGGCTACTACTCGCTGGGCATAATCGACTAAGGAGGCACACATGCAAGTAATCACCCCCATAACCCTGGACCTCACCCGCCCAGGCTTCCCACCTCCCGTGGACGCGAAGCAGGGCGACAGCACCCGGTATATCCTGGCCTACATCACGGACAACGGCGTACCATGGACAATCCCTGACGGCGTTATCGGCATAGTGGGCGTACAAAAGCCGGACGGCAAGGAGTGCTGGTATGAGTACCTGTCGGACGGCTCCCCCGCCGTGACCTTTGCGGGCAGCGCCGCCACCTTTGCCCTTGCCCCCGCAGCATTGGAGGCGGCGGGCGAAGCATTTGCCGACGTGTCCCTATATAACGCCGACCAGCAAAAACTGACCACCTTCGGCTTCCGCCTGCACATCGAGCGGGCGGCGGCGACCGAGAACGAGATCACCGGCAGCGACTACTATAATGTGTTGACCAAAGAGATAGCGGCGGTGCTGGACGCGGCCCAAAGCATAGCGGGGCTGCAAGTCACCTATGACGTGCTGCCCGCAGGTTCCGCGCCGTCCGTTGCGCCGGAGTGGGAGGACAAGGAGCTGACGCTGCACTTTGAGCTGGTGCCCGGCCCCCAGGGCGACATCGGTCCCACTGGCCCACAGGGCAAGCAGGGGCCGCAAGGCGAGAAAGGCGACCCCGGCACCGTAGTCGAGCTGACAGGCAGCATTTTCGCCCTCCACATCTCCGACGAGGGCGACCTTATCCTGACCGTCGCGGACGACGCGACCCCGCCGCCGCTGTCAATCGACGAAAACGGCGACCTGATATACACCATAGAGTGACGATAACGGCAGAACGTGGGCGCGCCCCGTGCGACTTGCGGCAAATCAGTACCTGAAACGGTACTTTGCGCAAAACCACCGTTGAGCCGCAAACGGAATACATTAAAGGAGGCAACTAATGGCACAAATAATCAACCTGGGCCGCGTGACGGGCAAGGACGGCCTGAGCATATCCAGCATAGAGGCGACGGAGAGCACGGCGAGCGGCGGCGCGAACGTGGTCAAAATCACCATCAGCGACGGCGCGGAATACGAATTTGACGTGCGTAACGGCAAGGACGGCGAAGACGGCGCGGCAGGCCCAAACGAAGTGACCACCGCCACGGACAGCGGCATAACCGGACTGCTCAAGGGCAGCGGCGGCAAAGTGGCGCAAGCCGCAGCCGGAACCGACTACATGGCCCCGCCCTCCACCGCCACCGCCCTGCCCGCCAGCGGAACGGCGCTGGCCGCCAACACCATCTACACCGTATCCGCCGCTGTGGGGACTTATGCTTTTACAGCGCCCGCAAGCGGCTGGGCGCATGGAAAATTCACCACCGACAGCAGCGCGTCAGTATCTTTTGCGGGGACGTTTATGGGGAACGCCCCCACGATAAACGCGTCGAAAACGTACGAGTTTGACGTATATAACGGCGTGTGGGCGGTATCGGAGGTGAAATCCGCATGATACCTGAAAACATGGCTTTACGGCGCAGGATGATGGGTTCCAGACAGAAGCTGCCGTTTGCTTATACTTACTCAGGGAAAAGCACGGGCAGCCTTGACGCGGAAGGCAAAGGCACACTGAAGCTGACCTCATCGGGGACGCTGACGGTTCTTTCGGGCGAAATCACCGTGCAGGCATACATACTTGCCGGAGGAGGAGGATCTTCTGCTGGCGGGGCTTCATCTACTAGCGGGGATTTTTATTATGCTGCGGCCGGAGGAGGAGGAGGGAACGAGACTATAACCGTCGCCTTAGCAGAAGGCGAAACATACTCTGTCGAAATCGGTTCTGGCGGCATTCGCGCGTCCGCAGGTAAAAATACGTCTGCCTTTGGTGTTACATGTACTGGTGGCGGAGGAGGATCGGTAAGCAGGCCAGGTAGCAGAGGAACGCCCAACGGAACAGCGGGGCAGTATAAAAGAACGACGTCATCGAATACGGAAATAAGTGCCTCGGGCGGAAGCCCAAATGGCGGAGACGCATCACGTTCCTCAGGCGGAACCTACCGTACCGAGAGTGGCGGCGACGGATACGTAGAACTTTCAGGCGTATAAGGAGGAACAATGACAAACACAAGCTATGCAAAACTGATAGACGGGGGCATACAATATCTTATTTTGCCCATACGTCTCACGGAGGAAATCACGACAGGCGGCGTAACGCACCCGGCGGGGGCGTGGCTGTACACCGACGACGAGGCGGCAATACTGGCGCTGGGCTATAAGCCCGTTGTACGCACGGAGGCCCCGGTAAAAGCGGGATGGTATTACGCGGAAAAGTGGGCGGAAACCGGCACGGCGATAGTGCAGGAGTGGGAGGCCCACGAGGAGACAGGCTCCCCCGTCACATGGGCCGCCCTTGCCGCCGCCTATAAGGAAGGAGTTGATAACGCGTGACAAATCAGGACATCGTACTAAGCGCCATGCGCTCACAGGGCAGGGCTGACGCGCTCGACCTCCGCAAACGCGCCCCCGATATGGATGGCACAGGGCTGATCGCGGAGGAGGAGAAGATACCCGCATGGGACGGCACAAGGGACTATACAGCGTGGACAGTCGGCTCCCCCGTAGCTGATGAGGGGCAGGTGTGGACGCTAATCCAGCCGCACAACGCCGCCTATTATGAGGGCAGACCCTCAACTCACCGCGCGCTGTGGGGGCTGGCGCACACCAAAGACCCCGCCAAGGCCAAGCCGTGGGTTGAGCCCTACGGCACAAGCGGTATGTATATGCTGGATGAGTGTTACCGCGACGGAGTTACCGTATACCGCGCCCTGCAAGACAATCTCGTATACACCGCTGAGGCGCTGCCCTCAGCGTGGGAAATAGCACTGTAAGGAGGATAACCAAAATGAGAAAAATCATACCCCTAATCACCGCCCTCTGTCTGCTGCTGTGCTTTGGCACAGCCCATGCAGCCGACCCCATCACCATCCGCATAACCCCGCTGGACTACCAGACGGGCAAGGAGATAAATAAGACCAGTTACGTGGAAAACGAGCTGTTCAGCCTCCGCGTGGACGTGGAGGTACCCCGCTTTGCCGACACCTACGATATGGAGATGCTCATCGAGGTAGACGGCGTGGAGCTGGATTTTTGCGACGTAGACCTCGAGACCGGCACATACCACATCTCCGGCGTAGTCACCGGGCAGCCCGCCGCGCTCACCGTCAAGGCAAAGGATATGGCATATGACAACGCCGTATCCGCAGAGGACCTGTACAACGCCCTGCACTCCAACAGGACTGTATCCTCGACATACCGCTTTTACCCCGCAGGCGTGACCGAGAATGAATATATATACATACCCAAGACCGGAAGCGCGTCCGCCGCAGTACCCGCGCTGTGCGCGCTGTTCGGTGCCGCGCTGCTGGCAAAGAGGAGGTAAGCTATGAGCCGCATACCCGATTTTATCAAGTACCTTGAAAGCCACATAGGCGACGCTTACGTCTGGGGCGCGCAGGGGCAGTGCATCAGCGACATGACCGCCGCCGAGTTTGAGGATTGGCTTGAGCGGCGTGAAGAAAAGGAGTCGAACCGCGACAGGGTAAGGCAGTACGTCATACTCGCCACCAAAAAGCCGTTGTATGCCTTCGACTGCTCGGGGCTTATCATGTACTACCTGCAAAACCTCAAGGGCTGGGCAAGCAGCGACACCAACGCCAACGGGCTGTATGGGCAGTGCAAGGGACAGCGCGGCGAGCTTACCCCCGATATCCCGCTCAAGGCGGGCGACCTGTTGTTCCGCGATTCGGGCGGCAGGAAAACCCACGTCGGTGTGTACATCGGCAACGGCTACCAGATCGAGGCAAAGGGGCGGGATTACGGCGTGGTCAAGCACAAGGTATCCTACACCTACTGGACGCACTACGGCACTCATCCCGTCTTGCAGGAGGAAGACGCGCCCAAAGCCCCCACTGTGATACGGATATCCTCCCCCCTCATGCGCGGCGAGGATATCAAGGCGTTACAGACCGCCCTAAACCTCATGGGCTACGACGCGGGCGAGGCTGACGGCATAGCCGGTACCAAGACCCTTGCGGCGGTGCAGGCGTTTGCCATGGCGCATCTGGGGGAAACCGTGATGCTGCCCGCCATGGTGGAGGCACAGGTAGTGGTGGAGGGCCGGGCGTACAAGGGCTGGTTGGAGGCGTGATATGGGCGAGGATTACGTGACCCGCGAGGTCTGCAACGAGCGCAAGTGCATCATGGACGAACGCTTTGCCCGCGACAAGGCGGATATCACCACCTTGCAGGAGGAGATGCTGGCATTGACCAAGCTGGTATCGGAGCTGGCGACCATGCAGCGCGCCAACACCGAGACGCAGCACGAGCATGACAAGCGCATACACGCCCTTGAGATGCAACCCGCCGGGCGGTGGGACAAGCTGATAACCGTGCTCATCACCGCCGTTGCGACGGGGCTGGGGACGATGGCGCTTAATGCGGTGATTGGGCGGTAACTATAAAGTTATCCCTAAGTTACCGCAAAGTTTCCACAAGTCAAAGTTTTGCGGGGCGAAAAATGTAACTCGTCCCGCAGTAATGGCAAAAACAAGCAATATTTAAGGAGGAGTTAAAAATGATCAACTGGAAGGTACGTTTTCGCAACCGGGTGTGGCTTACCGGCTTTGTCACTTTTGTCGTGTCTACCGTGTATCAGGCACTCGCTGCGTTTGACATCATCCCCCCTGTGGCTCAGACCGCCGTAATGGACATAGCGGCGACGGCGATACAGCTCTTGTCGCTGCTGGGTATCGTGGTAGACCCCACGACTGAGGGGCTGGGCGACAGCGAGCGGGCGAGAGGGTATGACTTTCCCGCGTAGCGCATAGGTGGGCTGGAATCCTCCCGGTGGGCTGGGGCAAAAAACATCGGGAGGAAAAACCATGAGCGAATCGGACATTACGGCGTTTTTACGTTATCCATCGGCGCAGCTTGTGGACTACGCGTTGACGCTGGTAAATCTCACGTGGCAGGAGCGCACCGCCGTTACGCTGTGCGGGCGGCAGCACTACACGCAGGAGCAGGCGGCGGAGCAGGCGGGATACAGCGTTGACGCGATGCAGAAATGGTATCGCGCCGGCATGAAAAAACTGCTTGCCGAATGGTCAGGGCACGTCTGGATAAAAAAACTCATAGCTTAAAAATACGGAAACATTACGGGTATCGTCGGTGTGACGATACCCCTTTTTTTTATACAATTTTGGCATAAGAAAGAGACAGGAGGCGCGCAGATGAACCAGTATTACACACAACAGCCCCGATACTACACTCAACAGCGGCAGCCCTACCCGCCCGAGTTAGCCCCGCAGCCCGCGCAGCCCATGGGCACAGTGCGCGTTGTGCCGAGCAGAGCCGAGGCGGAAACTGCCATCGTACCCTTTGACGGGCTCACGCACTTTATACTGGTCGCATCAGACCCCGATACAGTCTACTCCAAGACATTTAACGGGCAGACCGGGGCGACGCCTCTTGTCACTTATACCCGCGTGCCGGAAAAGGTGATCCAGTACGCTACCTTGGACGACTTAGCCGCGCTCCGCGATGAGCTGAGGCGGCCCACTACCGCAAAGAGGAGGCAGGACGATGCAGAGTAACGACAGATTAAGCATCCTGATGCAGTACCGGCAGCAGCCCGGTATGGACACGGTATCGGCGCTCTCCCGCGCCGCACAGGACTACCCCGACCTTTTCCCGCCGCAGCAGGTCAAGATGGCGCAGGGCATACTGCGCCGCCCCAAAAATGAAAAGCGCAAGGTGCTGGAAAACATGGCCAGGGAACGCGGCATTGATCTCAACGCCTACATAGCCGACCTGCAGCGGCAGGCGGCGAAATTGAGATAACCCCCATCCCTTATCAGTTTGCCGGACTTGAGAAAAACGGCGCACTAACCCGGCACATCGGGAGCAGCGCGCGAGCTCACCCGTGCAAATAAAATGATAAGGAGATAAAACAAAATGGCATCTGAAGAACTCATGGCTTACATGGCAGGACAGGACGGAGGCGGCGGCGGCCGCGTGGGTATGGACGGCATCCTTGAGCTTGCGGCTCTCGGGCTGATCTTTGGCGACGGCTTCGGCGGCTTCGGCGGCAACGGCGGCGGCGGTCAGGCTCTCACCCGCGCCGAGCTGTATGATGGCTTTGCCATCCAAAATATCGACTCCGCTGTGCGCGGCGTGCAGAACGGTATCTCTGACAGCACCTATGCCCTCACCGGCGCGCTGAACACCGGGTTTAGCAACGCTGCCCTCGGGCGCTGTCAGGATCAGGCGGCGCTGATGGCGCAGCTCAACGCCATGCAGGCGGCATCCTCCGCGTGCTGCTGCGAGACGCAGCGCGGCATTGAGGGGCTCAAGTACACCATCGCGCAGGAGAGCTGCGACACCCGCAGGGCGATTGCTGACAGCACCCGCGACATCGTGGAGAGCGGCAACGCCAACGCCCGCATGATAATGGACTACCTCGCACAGTCCAGGTATGAGGCGCTGAACGAAAAGTACCAGCAGGTACTCAGCGACAACAGCGCCCTGCGCTCCTCCATCGCGGCTGACGCCCGTATCAACGCCCAGACCGAGGAGCTGCTGAGACGCAGCGGCCACGCCGTACCTCAGGCGGCCTACATCGTGGACAACCCCCACTGCTGCAACAGGCAGGGCTGGGGCGGCTGCGGCGGCGGCTGCTAAGGCGATTGCAATTATTGCAACAACCACTTCGGGGCGGGGTCTCCCGCCCCTTGAGAAAGGAGAAATACCATGACAATTGAAAAAGCAAAACAACAACTGCTCGAGACCTTGACCGACAGGGACAAAAGCCAGATGTCGCTTACAGACCTCAAACTGTACGCAGAAACGCTGTCCATTGTATCCAATATAGAAACTGTGCCATGCTACGAGCGGATAATAGAGGCACTTAAAACGACAGGCGCGAGTGTGGCAGCTCCGACATATACAGGATTTTGTGCATGCGAAAGGAGAGATAAGTATGAGTAACGGATACTGTGGCTATGGGCGCCGCGTCTGCCCGCACATGCTGTATACCGACGGCGTGACCTTTGTGGACGATACCCTCACCCTCAACATCGAGCTACCCGAAGGCGTGGCAAGCCTCCCCAACCGCTCCCGCTGGTGCGTGGTGGTCAAGGATACCATCCCCGATACCGTGACCCGCAACGCCCCCGTAGTGATAACCCTTGGCGGCGGCACAGTGCAGTACCCCCTTGTCAACCGCTGCGGCGTGCAGGTGACGGAGCGAGCTATCGATACCCGCACCCGCTACGCCGTGGAGGTAGTGACCAGCGCGGCGGGCGGCAGCTTCCGCCTGTTGGGACGCACCTGCCCCGACCATGTCAGCGTACTCGCCGCCATAGACGGCACGGAGGGAGGTGGGGACAATGCGTAACCGCAACATCGCGCGGACTATGCTTTTGACGGGCGGCAACGGCGGCACGGCCAACCGCCGCGACGATACCCGCATGGGCGGCAATGACAGCCCCGCCCGCATGGAGCGCGGCTATGATATGCCCGAGAGCCGTTTCCGCGACCGCACGGGGCGCGAGCACTACGACAACGGGCAGTTTGCTCCCATGCGCAACAGCATGGGCGGCTACGACGGATACCCCATCCGCAACGGCTACGATGATAGTCCGTCCATGCGGGGCGACAGCGACATGTACGCCGGACGGTACGACTCGCCCATGCAGTACGACGATAACGTGATCGGCTTCGCCCCCCGCGAGGAGCGTACACGGATGCACTCCGGCAGGCGCGAGACGAGCGAGGTATCGCAGGGCTACGCTGCGGGGCACACGTCTTTTACGCCCGAGACCGCCATGGAGTGGGCGCGGGGGCTGCATAACCCTGACGGCTCGACGGGTCCCAAGTGGAGCCGCGAGCAGCTCAAGCCCTACATGCAGCAGGTAGGGTATCAGGGCGACGATATGACCTTTTATGCCGTCGCTAATATGCTTTACGGCAACGCCTCAAAGGTGCTCAAAAAATACGGCATAGACCGCCCCGAGGTGTACGCCGACCTTGCCAAGGCGTGGATAGAGGACAAGGACGCCGTACCGGATAAGGCGGGGATGTACTACCGCTATATCGTGGCAAAAAGGTAATCCTGAGAGAGACCCGCCCCCTTGTGGGGCGGGGATTTTTGTTGACAAAGCGGCGGCAGTATAGCTACTGTACCGGCAAGACGCTGCAAGGTGACCCTCGTCACCGCATCTGGCAGACATAGGGGGGCATAATGGAGACCAAGCGTAAGACTACCACCAGCACAGCCGTTAAGCAGCGGTATAATGCCGCGCACTATGTATCAATGACCGTCCAGATCAAGCCCGAGCTGGACACCGCCCTCCGCGCCTACCTTGAGCGGGAGGGGATAAGCAGGGCGGAGTATTTACAGCGGGCGCTTGCCGCGCTGGACACACAAAACGGCGTGTAATCTTTGGCAAACTTAGTTGCAACGAAAACGTAACGCGATTTACACAGTCCCGCAAACGGTACTGCAAAAATCAAAAGCTGGCAAAGATTTGGCAAAGTTGTTTTTAAAACGGATTTTTGCCAAATTCAAAAAAATGGCTAAATTACTGGTTTTTTTGTATGCAAAAAATGATAAAAAAGCCGCTTTTTACGGCTGTTAACCGCAGTGTCGTTGGTTCGAGTCCAACAGGGGGAGCCAAAGAAAAAGCCCGTAAATACGGGCTTTTTTCTTGCGCTAAATCCTCCCCTGCTATCCCTCTTTCCCCCGAGCTGGCAAAGATTTGGCAAAGATTGTTTTTTCCTCTTTTTTGGCGTTTGCCGAATTTTTGAACGCATCCCGAACTTTTTCGGCACTATTTATCTTTAGTTCGTCCGCAAGGTGTGAATAAATCGACAATGTGGTTTTGACGTCGGCATGCCCCATGAATTTTTGAGCCGCCAAAACGTCCACACCCGCATTGTATAAAACCGTCGCGTAGTTATGGCGGAAGTAATGCGCGGTGAGGATGGAGCGCGGCACGGGCGGCTTAGGCGCTGGCCCCGGCTTGCCCTTGGGCTTTGGCGTTGGCGCGGGCGGCTCCGTGCCCTCCGCCTCGATGGACGGGTCAGCCGCATACATAGCCTCCATCAGCCGCCGCCACCGCCGCGTGTATGTCGCCTGAGACAGATATGTACCCGTTTGAGGCGACTGTATGACATAGGTGCCGCCTATGCCGCGTATAGGGCGCAGCGCCTCCGCAAGCTCATCCGGCATGGGCACCTCGCGCTCCGAAAACGCCGTCTTTAGCTCGCCCGGCTTTGCCGTCACGAAGTCGATATCCCGCCGTATGGCTATCATGCGCCGCTCAAAGTCGATATCCCCCCACTGCAAGCCAAGAGCCTCGCCACGCCGCGCCCCGGTATAGTACAGTATCAGCAGCAGCAGCCCCTCAGGGTGCTCGTGCCCTACACGCAGCGCGGCGGCTGTCTCCGCAGCCGTGAGGGCGCGCCGGTGCTCTCTTGTCGCCGCCGGCCGCTTGAGCGCGACAGTGGGATCTCGGTCTATGATACCGTTGGCATAGGCCATGGAAAAGACGCCGCGCAGTATCGTGGTGACATAGCCCAGCACCGTCCGGCTCATACCCTGCATGCCGTTGAGCAGCTGCTGCAGCTCCGGCGCGGATATCGCCCGTATCTGCCGCCCTGCAAGGCGCGGAAAAAGATGCTGGGTGAAGATGCTGTCATAGCTGCGCTTGCTGCTCTCGCTCAGATGCGGGCGCTTGTACGCGTCGTACCACTCCTGCGCGTACACGTCAAAGGTAATCTCGCGCCGCACGTCGGCCGCGCCGTACACGTAGGTTTTCAGCGCCTCCTCCTTCGCCGCCTCCAGCTCCTTTTTTGTGCGCCCGCTCACCCACTTGGTGATGGGCTTGCCGTTGGCGTCATGCCCGACCACAACGCCGGTGCGGTACCGCCCATCCTTTTGCTTTGCCATAGTCCCCTCCTAACGCCAAAGCCGCCCCGCCGGGCGGCTCGTATTGTCATTGCAATTTAATCGTAGCATATCCCGCAGCCGTCGCCCTTGCCGTTTTGTATAGCCTCCTCGATGGTACCGCTATATATGGTGCCCGAGTCGTCCAGCGACCAGCAGTCAGCCGTACTGTGATACTTTTTCCCTTCGGTCACCCAGTAAACCTCTGCTTCGCCCTCCGCGGGCATTACCGTCTGCTCAACCTCCGGGCGCAGCGTAGCCTCTGTGCGGCTTCCTCCGCTGCCTGAGCCGCCGTCTGAGCTGCTTCTTGAGCCGCCGCCTGACCCCTTGCCTACATACTCCTTTGCCATATACCCGGTATTGCCGCCGACGCTCACCTTGTACCAGTCGCCGCTCTCCCCGAGAATCTCAAGCTCTGTGCCCTTGGCATACTCTCCGATGATATCCCCCTCCCGCGACGGCTCAGCGCGAAGGTTGAGTTCATCAGCGTCAACGTATCCGGATTCGCCCTCTGCCCGCGTGGGCTCCGATGCGGGCGTAGGTGCGGGAGTAGGTGCGGGAGTAGGTGCGGGAGTAGGTGCGGGAGTAGGCTCAGGCGTTTCCGTCGCCTCCGGCTCTTCCTCCACGCGAGAGAGCGTGGAAGGCATATCAGCAGACTCCGCCGCGACACTTCCGCGGGATACCTCCGGTTCATCTTCGGCGGGCGGCTCGTCCGCGCCGCTGCCTAAACCAAGCAAGAGCACCAAGAGCACGATTGCCGCTGTTATGCCAGCCTTGACCTTAGTCCCCATGCGACGCGAGCGCCATACATATATGATGGCAAGCACAGGCCAGCAAAACAGCCACAAGAGTACAGTTTTCCACGTGACCGGCTGCCTTATAGGCTCTGGCGCACGGTATGCCGGTGCGTGTGGACGGGCATGGACATATCCGCACTCCGGGCAAGCCCGCGAAAAGTACACCTCGCCGCACTCTGGGCAGGTACGGGCAGACCTCCCAGCCTTTACGCCGCATGACGGGCAAAAGTTAGCGTTCTCAAACCGCGCTCCGCAATTCTCACAGATATATTTAAACTCAACGCCTCCACAGGAGGCGCACGTTTCAGCACTATTTTTATTTTTCCTGTTGCAATGCTTACAGTATTTCATCCTCCCACCCTCCAAGTTAAGCATTTCCGAGGCGCGATTTGTGCAGCATGGTCAAAATCAGTCCCGATAACGGTACTCACCCCAAAAAACCTATTGCAATCGCGTACAAATTTAGGTATTCTCAATCCAGCGAACAAACGTTTGTGAACCGCCGTCCGGCTCCACCCTGTTGGGCGCGGAATAGGGATAGAAGATCCCCGCCGGATACTGCAGTATCCCCCACGACGACTGAGGGAAGTCCACGAAGACGAGATAAAGGGTAAACGCCACCGATGCGGCGAACAGCCCCAGCACTACATAAGCCGCCTGCCTGAGCCGCTTTATCCGGAGATTCTTCTCCGCGATCGCCCGCTCGTAAAGCTCTTTCTCTCTCGTTGCGCTGGCGGCGTACATCTCGCGGATAAGCTCGATAGTCTCGTTCATGCCCTTACGGGCGGGGCAGTGCGTGGCGCAGTGCGGACCGCCTGGGCGGTACTCCTCCTCCAGCATCTTGACCGCTACGGCGGCAGGCGCGGGCAGCACATCCGCCAAAGCGTCTATCGTGACGCCGACCGCCTTGGCGACCGTCACGGCGGTATCAAAAGTGACGCCCTTATCGCCAGCGCGGAAACGCCGCAAAGTGGACTCGGACAGCCCCGTCTTGGATACCATCTCCGCGACGGAAAAGCCCTGCTCGTCCCACTTATCCACGATGCGCTTACAAACGTCCTGCATAGATACCTCATGCCCTCGCGGGCGGGGCGCTGTCATAAAAGACGGTCAAAATTGGCGGGGAACAGTCACATAAAACAGGTACCTGATTGGGCGTGATGGCTATATCATATAACCATGCCACAGCCCACCGGGGGAGGCCGGGGACGCGGCTCGCAATCCCGCCCCGGCTCCCGCCCAAGCTGATATAACCATTATGCGGGGGCGCGGGGCAAAAATCAAGGAATTTTTAACAATTAAGCAAAAAAATTATCAAGATAAAGGGGAAAAACAGCATGGAACGCGAAAAAAACATGAAGGAGATGCAGGATTACCTCAAGGAGTTTGTCGAGACCGCGCCGCTCAGGGAGCTGGAGCTGATGTACTACTTCGCCAAAGCGCTGAGATAGCGCATAAAAAAAGCCGCCCACTCGGGCGGCTTTAATTTACTCTTTGTGTTCTGGGTTCTTTAATCGCTTCCAATGCGATTGCATTCCGTCGATATGCTCCAATAGATCTTGATTTACATGCTGCCCCATAGCGTCCAAAATGAAGTCGATACCTTCGCGCCTTGCGTGCTTAGCAGCCGGAACAAAGTCACTGTCACCAGAGATAAGCACTATTTGATCGACAAGTCGTTTGTGTGAAAGGCTGGCGATATCGAGACCAATGCGCATATCAACGCCTTTTTGAACAAAGTCTATTTCAAAATCCGATTCCGTCAGGGTTTGCAGCGAAAGCTTGCCCGCCAACAGCTTTTTCATGCTATCCTGTTTGATTCGGTAACAAGAGGTGTTTCTTTCTTCCAGCTTACCCATGCGAAGAGCAAATTTCCGCTGCCGCTTCAAATGATTAAAGAAATCTATCGTCCATGAATATGTTTCGGATTTCCTAAAATCAATTTGTTTTTGAAGCAACGGATGAAATACGTTTTTATCAAGCGGTGGGCAATCGTAATAAAAAATTCTGTATAGATAGGTATCCTTTGAAATATGCGCCCTGCAATAGGCTTGCAATTCTTCTGCCCGGCCTGCAGGAGTTTTGTGTCCCGCAAGGTGCGCTGCTCGTTTACGGTAATACCCTCCGTCGACCAAAATCGCTGTTTTAAGCATGGTGACCTCCTATAAAAAATAGCCCTTGGCTTCGGCACTTCCCGGATGGTGGGAGGTCTATTACCAAGGGCTGGTTTACCGATGCAAACGCAGTTAGCGATTACACTTTTATAATATGTTCAGGGGTCGGAAATGTCAACCCCTGAACATATTAAATTTTATGGAATTTTATTCCTCTCCCATCAGCTCGCGCATTTTGCGCTCTATCAGCTCCCACTCCTCCACGCTGAGTTTGGAGAGCATCAGAAGCAGCCGCCGTTGGAAGTTGGATTCTTCGCCCTTCATGGCGTCGCCGACGAAGCTCATGATCTGGGCGTTGCGGTTCCTGATGACGAACATATCACCCTCGCCGGTGCGGAGCCACTCCTCGCTTACATCGAACTCGCGGCAGATGGAATTGATTATAGCTTCTGATGGATTTCTCAAGTTATTTTCGTAGTTGGTTATCGTGTTGCCTTTTACGCCAATACGAGCACCAAACTCGGCTTGTGTCAGCCCTTTTTGCCGTCGCAATTCCTTGATTCTCGAGTACATTTTTCTTTCCTCCCGCTGTGATACTACCATTATAACATAAAAAATCACAAAGTCAATATTTTTTGCAAAACCATATTGACATATCACACATTGTGATTTATAATAGTCACATCGAGAGCAAAAGAAAGGAGACACGAGGATGAAAGCAAGGCAGTTTGTTGAGCTTATCAACCGCAACTTTAAAGACGCAACCCCGATTTCTGCGAGTATCCAATCTCCTTGCGAAGACGGCGCTCAAGGCGGTGCGCCTTACGATACCAATCGACGGCTTGATTTCTATCGGCAAGAGATAAATCGGATTCGAGTGCATCGCTGCACATCATGCCGAACTGCTCCAGACAAAGGATGATGTTTTTTACCTCGCCAAGAGAAAGGTCGCCGGTATGCCCCATCTTAGAGCACAGCCCCTTAAGGCGCTCCACAGTGCCGCGCGTCTCTGAATCTTCTCCGAGGCAATCGACCACATAGGTAATCGCCGATATGACGATTTCCGCATCGTCGCGGCTGAAATGTATGCTATCCACAAGCGTTACCCCCTTAGATTTTCAAGTGCATTATACCACACAGAAAGGAGAAACACCATGAACGAACGTGAAAAGGAACTGCTCCCTCAGATAATCGCCGTCGGGCTCAAGCTCCCTCAGGATGCGCAGGAGATACTGCTCGCCTACGGCAACGGCATGGCCGACCTGCTCTCCATGCAGGCGGCGCAGCAGGGCAAATCGGCGTAAGGGGGGCGGGAAGATGAACCTCACCGCCAAATACCGCGCCCTATACGACGCCATAGTAACCGGCGCACTCCCGCTCGACGCGAGCGGCAAGCGCTACGACACCGCGGCATTTTACGCCGCATGGAACGCCCGCGAGGCGGAAAGGAGCGCCCCATGCCCACAATGACCCCTTTAACCGACGCCGACCGCCAGGAGCTGGGCGCGATGGTCGAGCAGATGCTTGACGCATGGTGGGCGCGCAAGATGCGTATAAGCGCCAGCGAGCACGACATGGTAAGCGAGCACGGCGAGGCCGTGAGCCACCGGCAGGCTGCGGAGATACTCGGCGTCACCGCCCCCACCATCACCGCCATGCTCAGGGACGGGCGGCTCACCGGCAGCAGCAAGCATGTATCAGTGCGCTCCATCGCCAAGCACCTCGACGCCGGGCGGCCCTCCGCCCAGAAGGTCAAGCGCATGGCGGAGTATGAGCGCAAGCGGGCGGCGGGCGTCCCCGTGTTTGACCGTGGATAGCCTCCCTCGGGCGGCTTACAGCGAGAGAGAGGGGCGGGGCAGCCAAAAGGCGGCGCGCCTGGACAACGTCGCCGCACTTGGCAAAGCATGATGTACCTCCTTTTTGATGTTGATGTTGTTTTCCCCCTACCGCGCTCCGCTCCTCCCTCTCGCCGTAAGCCATGGACCAAAAAGGTAACCGGAGGTGATACCCACGATCTAGACGGACACCCTACCACAAGCTGCAGGAGTACGTCAGCACCTGCAAGACGTCACGGCGTCTCAAAATAGCGATCTAAGCCGTGAGCGTCGGCGCCCTCAGCCGGTCCCGAGGGCGTCGGGCATCGAAAAAGCAAAGGAGGAGATCACATGACACTGAAAGAGCTGTTAAAAAAGGTCAGTCTGGCGAAGTCGCAGAATGTCCAGATATGGTTTCTGGCCAGCGGCGATATGCTGCCGGAGGCGCAGGTGATACCCAGCGCCAAGCTGCGGGATGCGATGTATGCGCCGGAGTACGCGCAGCTGATGGAGGCTAAGGTGATGGACATCAACGCCACCACCTTCGGGCTGACCGTGACGGTGAGGATGGAGGCAGCGGCATGACGAGCAGCCAAAGAGAGACACTATGCGAAGCCATCGGCATGGCGCGGGGCGTCGCCCTATGCACCGAGCTGGACGTACAGCACGCAATGGAGGATATAACCGCGCTGATAAGCGCCGTCCTTGAGGTCGATGAGGAGGAACAGCCATGACTATGACCCGCGACGAAATCATAAGGGCGCTGCGGTGCCGCGCCACCGACAAGGAGCGCAACCGCTGCCCGCTGTATCTCAGGGACTACGATTGTACGCCATGCTTTGGAGAGACACAACCAGCCGCCGCCGCGCTGATAGAGCGGCTGGAGGCGGAGCTGAAGGAGGGGAAGAAAAATGCTGACATGTAAAGAGATAGATGATGCAATCGCGTACTTTGAGCAAATGCTAACCGAAGAGCGCACATTGAAGGAAATAGCCCACGAAGTGCTTACGCCCGAGGCCTATGAAGTCTACAAAGACGTTGTCATGGCGGGATTAACAGAAGATCAAGCCCACACCCGCACTGCCCGCATCGCCCTGCGCGTTACGCGCCTTGTGGTTGAGCAGCTTATGGAGGAGGGTATAGACAATGCCGAAGAATCCACGACTGCACACCTATGACCCCACAGTTTTCCCGCGGCGGCTCAAGCGCAGGAGAGTGCAGCAAGGCTACGGCACGCAAGGCGATTTAGCACACGCGCTGGGGATATCAATACAAAGTGAAAACTTTTATGAAAGCGGAGCCCGCCAACCCAAAATCAACACACTACACGAAATCGCAAGAGTTTTAAACTGCTCTGCGGATTGGCTGATAGGCTTGACCAATGTTTCTGCTCCCGACTGCGATTACCTTGCACAGATAACGGGGCTATCCGATGACGCCATATCAACGATTGTCGGCTACCATGACAGTATAGACGGCGAAAAAAAGATGCGCATGGTCAACCTGCTCATAGAAAATGACATTTTGGCGATAATCGCACGCTGCCTTTTATCACTACCAGAAGCAAAAGCCTCCAAAGTCCCCATGCCGGACGAGTATGCAGAGTTCAGATTTTACTTGCGGATGCAGGCTCTCTATCGGGAAATAAGGGAGGCACTGACAAAGGAGAAAACCCCGTGATAGACACAAGCACCGTCAAATGGCTCGCCAACACCCCCGCAAGCGACCTCAACTTTAAAAGCGCGTTAAAGCGGGCAAACGCCGAAGAAATCCGCGAAGCTATCGCCATAGTCGAGACGCGCCGCGAAACCAAAACCAAGCTCAAGGCGCTCAACACTGAGCTGCGCAAGCGGGGAAAAGCCCATGACATACAGTGACTTTTTGCACAGCAAGATAGACGTCGCCGCAAAGACCGGCTTTAAGGTCTCCGCCGACAAGCTCAACCCCATCCTCAAGCCCCACCAGCGCGACAGCGTCATGTGGGCGCTTGAGGGCGGCAAGCGGGCACTGTTTGAATCTTTTGGTCTGGGTAAGACGGTGCAGGAGCTGGAATTTGCAAGACTGGCGGCCGAGCACGCGGGCGGCAGGGCGCTGATAGTAATGCCTCTGGGAGTAAGGCAGGAGTTTACGCGGGATGCGACGCAACTGCTGGGGATGGAGGCATTGCCCTATGTGCGTAGCAGGGCGGAGATTGCCAAAGCCAAAGGAGATATCCTCATCACCAACTATGAGCGCATCCGCGACGGGGACATAGACCCCCGCGAGTTTGCCGCCACAGTGCTGGACGAAGCCTCCGTCTTGCGCTCCTACGGTTCAAAGACTTTTCAGACGTTTATGCCGCTGTTCAAGGGCGTCCCTTACAAGCTGGTTGCCACCGCTACCCCCGCGCCCAACCGCTACAAGGAGCTTATCCACTATGCGGGATATCTTGAGGTTATGGATACCGGACAGGCGCTGACCAGATGGTTCCAGCGAGATTCGACTAAGGCTAACAACTTGACCCTATATCAGGGCAAGGAGGAGGAGTTTTGGCTGTGGGTATCCTCGTGGGCGCTGGTGATAACCAAACCATCAGATCTCGGATACGACGATACCGGCTACGACCTCCCCGCGCTGGATGTGAGGTACCACAAACTCGCCGTCAAGCAGACCGAGACGGAGTTTGACAGGGACGGGCAAAGCAAGCTCTTCCGCGACGCCGCAGCGGGCTTGCAGGAGGGCGCGCGGGAAAAGCGCGAAAGCATACTGCCGCGCATAGCCAAAATGGCCGAGATTGTCAACTCCACCGACGAGCATTTTATCTTGTGGCACGACTTAGAGGCGGAGCGGCACGAGATAAAGCGGCAACTGCCCGAGGCGGTGGACATCTACGGATCCATGGACTACGAGGAGCGCGAGCGGCGCGTGATAGATTTCTCAGAGGGGAAAACGCGGCTGTTTGTTACCAAGAAAAGCCTGTCTGGGCAGGGCTGCAACTTCCAGCGGCATTGCCACCGCGCGATATTCGCGGGCATAGACTACGAGTTTAATGACTTTATTCAAGCTATCCACCGTATTTACCGGTTTTTGCAGACGGAGCAGGTGGTAATAGACATCATCTATACCAAAAACGAGCAGAAGATACTCGACGACCTACTGGTCAAGTGGAAGCAGCACGAGGAGATGCAGAAAAACATGACGGATATAGTAAAGACCTACGGGCTCTCCAATGTGGAGGTAGTAAAGCGGCTGGAACGCAAGATGGGCGTGGACAGGTATGAGGTAAAGGGCGAGATGTTCACTGCCATAAACGCCGACTGCGTCGAAGAGACGCGGAGAATGGAGGATAACTCCGTGGATATGATTCTCACCTCCATCCCGTTCAGCAATCACTATGAGTACAGCGCCAACTACGCCGACTTCGGGCATAACGAGGACACGGCGAAATTCTTTGAGCAGATGGACTATCTTTCGCCTGAGCTGCTCAGGGTGCTGAGACCCGGCAGGGTGTACGCCTGCCACGTCAAAGACCGCGTGCTGTTCGGAAACGCCACCGGCACAGGTATGCCCACCATAGAGCCCTTCCACGCACTTTGCATCGAGCACTATATGCGGCACGGCTTCCAATATTTTGGGATGATAACCGTCGTAACCGACGTGGTGCGAGAAAACAACCAAACCTACCGCTTAGGCTGGAGCGAGCAGTGCAAGGACGGCACAAAGATGGGCGTGGGCTGTCCAGAGTACATACTGCTCTTCCGCAAGCTACCCACCGACACCTCAAAGGCGTATGCCGACGTCCCCGTGAGCAAGACCAAGGAGCAGTACACGCGGGCACAGTGGCAGCTCGACGCGCACGGATACTGGCGCAGCAGCGGCGACAGGCTCATCGCCAAGGATGAGGTCGAGAGCATCCCGGTTGATAAGCTCCAGCGCATATACCGCGAGTTTTCACGGGGCGAGATCTACGACTATCAGGAGCACGTCAGTCTCGCCAAGAGCCTCGACAATAACGGCAAGCTACCCGCGACATTTATGGTAGTTGCGCCCGGGTCGTGGACTGATGAGGTGTGGGATGACATCAACCGCATGCGCACCCTCAACACCACGCAGTCGCAGCGCCGCAAGCAGATGCACGTCTGCCCCTTCCAACTCGACACCGTGGAGCGGCTTATCAACCGCTACACCAACGCGGGGGACTTAATATACGATCCCTTCGCCGGTCTGTTCACGGTGCCCTATCAGGCAATAAAGATGGGGCGGCGCGGCAGGGGCTGTGAGCTGTCACAGGATTATTTCCGCGACGGCGTGGGCTACTGTCTGGAGGCTGAGGCAGAAAAGAGTACGCCGACACTTTTTGACTTTTTAGATGACGCAATTTAGGAGGTGCGACTATGCCTATCTGTACACACTGCGGCGCGCCCATCGACTTCCAGCGCACCCCATCCGGCAAGCTCATGCCGGTGCAGGCAAGGGGCGTGTACGCCGTCGCTGACGACAGCAGCCGCCACCTCGCCTTTGACGCGGCGGGCAACTGCATCCGGGTAAGCGAGGCGACGAAGGACGACCCCGACGTTATCATAGTACGCTTCCCGCACTGGGCGTTTTGCCCGGGCGCGGAGGAGGCAAAAAAAGCGGAGCCTCCCAAGGCGGAGGCTCCAAGGCGGGCGGCTCCCGAGCCGCAGATCGACGAGCAACTATCATTTTTAGGAGGTACACATGGAAAGAGCAGCACACGCGGGCAGTACTGGCGTCTGTAAATATTGCGGTCAAATAGTCAGCCTGAGCACACCCCTCCCACACATCACCGAGGCGCACGATCTGGACTACTGGGCAACTCGCCGCTGCGACTGCCCGCAGGCACAGGTGTTCAAGCGCCGCGAGGGCGAAAAAGAGGTCGCGGCACAGCGCCGCGAGGAAGCCATCTTCGACGCGCACGCCCAGATCGACGCGAAGTTTGGCGAGATGGCGGCAGAGGTCTACAAAGACCCCGACATGACGGCGGTAGACAACGCGCTGATACGCCTGCTCAAGGACGCCGCGCCGCTGATATACGACGGCATTATCAGCTCCTTCACCGTCCGCGACAACGACGGCATGAGAGCGACAATGAAGATGGATACCAAGGTGTGCCGCGTGGCGGTATACCGCGATAAGAGCAAGAGGATATAGGAGGTGTATCCATGTATCGCGATCTGAAACCCTGCCCGTTTTGCGGCAACCCTCACGTTGTAGCAGGCTATTTGCACCTTGCCCGTGTTTTGGTTATCTACTGCAAGCAATGCAAAGTGGAGGTTGGATTTGTCCGATTAGAGGAGGACGAGGTTCCCGCAGCTATCGCTATCTACAATCAGCGAGCACCCCAAGAACAGGAGGAAACCCCATGATCCGCTACATCTACATCTGCTCGCCCTACCGTGGCGACATCAAAAAAAACATCAAGGCGGCGCAGCGCTACTGCAAGGCGACCATAGCCGACTATCCCGACGATGAGGTTATCCCCGTAGCCCCGCACCTCTACTTTACGCAGTTTTTGGATGACGACATCCCCGAGCAGCGCGAGGTGGGACTGATGTACGGGCTGTCACTGCTCCGCTGGATGGCGCGCGCGGCTCAGCGCCCCGACATCTCCGCAAGCATCCGTGTCTTTGGGGACAAGCTCACCGAGGGCATGAGGGGCGAGCTGGAACTTGCCGACAATCTGGACATCCCCGAGGAGCGTTTCCCTGCCGACTACGGCTTAAAAAAGCCCCGCAAGCCCACCGCCGTTGACCCCGCTTTTGAGGCGTTCTGGACGGCATACCCCTACAAAATTAAAAAGCAGGAAGCCTTGTCCGCGTGGAAGAAGCTCCGGCCGGACGCGGAGAAGGTAGCCGCCATCATGGCGCGGCTGAGAATCTGGAAAAACTCCTGGGACTGGAAGAAGGAGGACGGTCGGTATGTGCCTTACCCCGCCTCATGGCTCAACGGCGGCATGTACGACGCCATGCCGCGCAATCCCCGCCAACCCGCCGCACAGGGACGCAGCTACCACTATACCGACTATGCCGGGCGCGGCTACGACGAGCAGGAGCTTATAGATATGGGATTACCCATGCCGGAGAAATACTAAATGGAAACTTTTGAGCTTAATCCACAAAAAATCAAAGAAATGCGCCTTGCCATGGGGCTGTCTCAGGATAAGCTGGCACACAGGAGCATGATGCACGGCTCGCACATCTCGCATTTGGAACGGCCGGAGCTGGGCGTATGCCCCAGGCCCGAGACGCTCAAGCGCCTGGCCGTGGCGCTGGGCATAGAGTGCGAAGTGATATGGACCGGCAAGCCCCGGCCCGGCAACCGCCTGAACAGCGTGGGGGCAAAGCTCAAGCCCGCGCCTGCCAGCCGCGAGCGGGACAACGTCCCGCACACCTACACCATAGTGATACGCACTCCCGGCTATGACAAGCTGATGCTCACCACGACCGACAGGCGCGAGGCACACCGCAAGTACGCCGCGATGTGCGCTGACAACCGTCTACCCCGCGTCATCATGGACGGGCAAGACCTACCTATATATAGCCGACAAGATGTTCCCACAGCGGCAGGGAGACACACACCGCCGCTACGAAAACATAAAAACAAAAAACGCAAATCACAGCCTGCCGGATAACCGGCAGGCGTACCCATAGGCGCCGGGGCGGAGGGCGAGAGCCTTTTACCGACCTCGTAATGGATACTATCTTAACGCACATACACACTCACAGGGAGGCGCACCATGCAGGGCACACGATGGACAGTACACGACCCCGCCGAGGTCTACACCGCCGAGGCCGCCGCCGCGCGGGCGGCAAGCGTCAGGCGCACCAGCGGCAACCGTACCCAGGACACCTATGAGGGCGGGCGCATCATCAGCGAGACATACCCCTACTGGGACACCCGCCCCGCCAACGGCGTCCGCGCCAAAAAGCTCAAGCCCAGCCGCGCCGCCGCAAAGAAGCAAAACGAGAAGGACGCCAAGCGCCGCTTTTGCGGACTGCTGGACGCCAACTTCGGCCCCCGCGATATCCACTTCACCGGCACCTACGACCGCGCCGACGGCGAGCTGCCCGACTATGAGCGCGCCATGAAGGATATCCGCAACTTTATCTTGCGGTGGAGACGCGCCCGCAAGGCGGCGGGGCTGTCCAAGGGCGACTACATGTACGTCACCGAGGGCGACCCCAGCGGGCGGCAGGTGCGCTCACATACCCACATCATCCTTGAGGGCGGGCTTGACCGCGACCTCATAGAGTCCCTCTGGACACATGGCCGCGCCAGCGCCGAACGCCTCCAGCCCGACGACTATGGCCTGCTGGGGCTGGGCAAGTACCTCTCCAAAGACCCCAAGGGCAAGAAGCGCTGGGGAGCGAGCCGCGGCTTGAAGCAGCCCCGTGTGGAGGTCAGGGACAACAAAATCACCCGCCGCGACGTCGCCACCATCGAGCGTGACAGGTACGCGGCGCGGGAGATAGTCGCCAAGAAGTATCCGGGGTACATGATACGCGACCCCGAGCAGGATGTGCAGGTCAGATACTCGCCCTATGTGGGCGGGGCATATGTCACCATGGTACTCACGCCCATTGAGGGCAGAGCGGCCTATCGATAAAGGAGGTGAGAGCGATAGGCAAGGGCAAGAAAAAGGGCAAGGGCTCCCGTGGGCTGTGGCAAAAAAAGCCACGGGAGGATGCAAAGATGCAAAAGCGCAAGGAGGACAGGGCAAGGGTCCGCGCACAGCTTGAGGCGTGGGCGAACGTCCCCATGGTGGTCAAGGAGTTGCAGGACGAGATCGAGGACTACGCGGCGGCGGTGGATCATGTGCTCTCACCCAGGGCCACGCAGTATGACAAGCAACCGGGCGGCGGCGGTGTGGGCGACCCCACGGCGGCGCAGGCGGCGAAGTACGAGAGGTATATGGCATGGGCGCGTGAGCAGACCGGCATACTGCGCCGCCGCATGGAGCAGTACCAGCAGTACGCCGCCGAGGTGGAGCGGTGCATAGCGCTGCTGCCGTCCTTGGAGTGCAAGGTCGTGCTGCTCCGCTACCGCGAGTATGGCGGCGTCAAGTCGGGATACTGGGGCAAGATAGCGCGGCGGGTACACGTCAGCGAGGACTACGCCAAGGAGCTTGAGGGCAAGGCGGTGGACAGGCTGAGCGGGCGGCTGCCGGAGCTTCCGGCGGCGAAAGTTGAGGTAAACTAAAAGTTCCCACTTTTTCCCACGATTTATGCGTTAAAATATCAGCATGGGAAATCACCCGCGAGGGTATGCAGGGAGCCGCAGTTATGCGGTTCTTTGCGTTTTGGAGGGAAAAAGGAGCTCGACAGATGACCACCCTGCCCACGCTCACGAAAAAAGAGCTTGATAAACTCCGCGCTCTCATCGAGGACGGGCGCGAGCATCTGTTTTACTGCGGCAGCAAGTGGCAACGCGCCCGCAAGTATGTTCTGCGGCTTGATCGCTATGAGTGCCAACTCTGCAAGAGCCGCGGGCAGTACGCCAAAGCAACGCACGTGCACCATGTCCAGCACCTCAAGCAGCGCCCAGACCTCGCCTTGAGCGTCTTTGACGATGGAGGCGGGCGGCAGCTGGTGAGCGTTTGCCGCGCCTGCCACGAAGAGTGCCACCCGGAGCGCGCGCCGGCAATGGCCGTGCGGGTTAATCGCTTCTCCACCGTGGAGAGATGGGACTGACACCCCCCTCCCCAAAATGCGATTTTTTCACGCGCCCCTTACTCTCAGGGTAACCTGACAGAACCGAAACACACTCCCGCACACGCGCGCGCAGCCTCACGGCAGAAAGGAGCAGCTATGGCAAATCGCAAAAGCGGCGCATACTACAAGCTCAGAAAAGCACTCCGTGCCAACCTTGAGGCGCGGGGACTTGTGGAGGAGGTCTATACCGACAAAGTCGAAGAGTACATGGATCTCTGGGAACACCTTAGGAACCTCCAGACGGACATCAAAGAGCGGGGCTGTACCATCATGGATAAAAAACGCGGCATGGAGGTAGAAAACCGCAGCGTATCGCTTGCGCTGCAAACCTCTCGCCAGATGCTCGCTATCTTTACCGCGCTGGGCTTCAAAGATGAGGCGGCGGCGCGGAGGATTGCCCCTGAGGAGGAGGATGAGCTGTAACCTCCCCCCGTCCGTGCTGCGATACATCGAAGCGGTCGAGGCAAACGCCCCGCGAGCCTGCCGCGAACAGCACGCGCTGGCGGCTCTCGTCCGCAAGTGCTTTGCGGAGGAGGATATCCACATCGACACGGCGCAGCTCGAAAAATATCTGGGATTGACGAGGTATTTTTCTTATGAACAGCTTTTTCCTTGGGAGGAGTTTTTGTTGACCCTCTGGGACTGTACATATACCGCCGACGGGCTGCCGCGCTGGAAAACGCTGCTGTGCATGGTAGGGCGCGGAGCCGGAAAGGACGGCTTTATCGCTTTCGACTCCATGTGCTCTGTATCACCATATAATCCCGTCAAAAACTACAACGTGGATATATGTGCCAACAACGAAGAACAGGCGATGACGCCGGTCAAGGATATCGCGTCCGTGCTGGAATCCCCCAGGCACGAGGCGAAGCTGAATAAGCATTACTACCACACCAAGGAGCTGGTGCAGGGGCGCAAGAACAGGGGCGTGATAAAGGGGCGCACCAACAACCCCAAGGGACGAGACGGCATGCGATCCGGCAAAGTGATTTTCAATGAAGTCCATGCCTTTGAAAATTACGACAATATCAAGGTTTTTGTCACGGGACAGGGCAAGGTTGCGCAGCCCCGTGTGGGCATTTTTACCTCCAACGGCGAGGTGAGCGACGGACCACTGGACGATTACCTCAACCGCGGGCGGCGCATCCTCTTCGACGGCGAGCCGGATAACGGATTTTTGCCATATATCTGCTGCCTCAGCGACAAATCCGAGGTACACGACCCTGAAAACTGGCACATGGCAAACCCCTCGCTATACTACTTGCCGCATCTGATGCAGGAAACGCAGGACGAATACCGCGACTGGTGCGAGCACCCCGAGCAGAACGGCGACTTTTTGACCAAGCGCATGGGATTGCGGGCGGGATTTAAGGAGATATCCGTCACGGACTATGAAAAGGTGCTGGCCACAAAAGCCGAGCTCCCGCCGCTCAAGGGCTGGAGCTGCACCGTGGGCATAGACTACGCCGAGCTGGACGACTGGGCGGCTGTAAATCTGCACTTCAGGCGCGGCTCACAGCGGTATGATATCAATCACGCATGGATATGCGCCCAGTCAAAGACCCTCCCAAGGGTAAAAGCCCCCTGGAAGGACTGGGCGGCGGCGGGATATGTGACCGTGGTGCAGGATGTGAGCATCCACCCTGACCTGATTGCAGACTATATACTGCAAAGCGGGCGGCAATACAACATCAAAATGCTGGCTATGGACACATACCGCTGGGCGTTGCTCGCGGAATCGCTCCAAAGGATCGGGTTTGACGCCAAGGACAAAAAACGCGTCAAGCTGGTGCACACACAGGATATCATGCAGGTCGATCCCGTGATACAGGAGTGCTTCAACCGCGGATACTTCGCGTGGGGCGACAACAAATGCCTACGCTGGGCGGTGAATAACACCAAGCGAGTGCGCAGCTCAAAAAAGATAGGCGTAGACACCGGGAATTATTTTTATGCCAAGATAGAAGGCAAAAGCCGCAAAACCGACCCATTTATGGCGCTTGTGGCAAGTATGACCTGCGAGTCGGTGCTGGGCGCCGGCACGGCCGCAGGCTTGCCGCCCATGGGCGCCATCGTGATATAAGCAAGGAGGTGAGCATATATAGCAATCAGTTTTTTCGAGCTGCTCCGCCCCAAATCGGGGCAGAACGGCAAAACGTCGTTAAGGGAAATACCCTGTACCGAGCTTGAGCAGGCGGCGCGCGAGCTGCACATACAGCAGCTTTGCTTTTGGGTATGTGTCGACATGGTGGCTAACGCCATCGGGCGGTGCGAATTCCGTACCTTCCGCGAGCACAAGGAGATCAGGGAGGCGCAATACTACCGCTGGAACATCGAACCAAATCCGAATCAGAATTCCAGCGCGTTTCTGCACAAGCTGGTGACTCGTCTTTTTTTGGATAACGAGGTTTTGATAGTCGACCCGGGCGACCTTGCGGGCGGCGCGCGCGGGGCACTCGCCGTGGCCGACGACTGGACGGTGAGCGACCCCCACCCTGTCAAGCCCAACGTGTACAGCGATATCGTGATAGACGATATGAGCTTCAAACGCAAGCTACGGGAGGATGAGGTATTGCATCTCACGCTGCATCATGCCGATATGCGCCCCGTGATAGGGCGCATGGCGGCAAACTTTGAAAAGCTGGCGGGAGCCGCGCTGAGCGATGAGGAATGGCGGCGCGGCAAGCACCTCAAGGTGCACGTAGATCAGATTACACAGGGTGAGGACGGCTGGGAAACCAAGTTTACCGATGACCTGCAAAAGCGGATAAGCCCTTTTTTGAAAAATCCAGCCTCCATACTGCCCGAATTTGACGGCTACACCTATAGCCTCATGGAGGCGGGCGGCTCAGGCGACACACGGGACATTAAGGAGCTCTGCGAGGATATTTTTGAGTATACCGCGCGGGGCTTTTTGATACCTGCCGTGCTGGTGAACGGCAAAGTTGAAGCGACAGCAGACGCCCAGACCCGCTTTTTGACGTGGTGTGTAGACCCGATATGTGACCAACTGCAGGAAGAAATACTCCGCAAGCGGTACGGCTATGAGGAATGGCAAAGGGGCAATTACATCCGCGTGGACAGCTCCGCCGTAAATCATTTTGACATCTTCGAAAACGCCCCGCAGGTGGAAAAGCTCGTGGGCAGCGGCGCGTACACCGTAAATGACGTGCTGCGGGCGGCAAACCAGCCCGCGATAGACGAGTCTTGGGCGAACGAACACTTTTTGACCCGCAACATCGCCAAAATGGACGAAGTAGCGGCAAATCTGGACGCTTAGAAAGGAGCTGAGGATTGATTGAGCGTGTTTTACAGTATGCAGCTCGCCGGAAATGAGGCAAACGTATACATTTTCGGCGACATCGTAGACCAGCGGTACTTTGAGGGTGAGGTGTCATCCGCGAGCCTCGCAAAGGAGATCGAACAGCTCAAGGACGTGAGCACCATCAACGTGCATATCAACAGCTATGGCGGAATGATATCCGAAGGCTGGGCGATATACAACGCCCTGAGAAACCACCCCGCGCGTATAGTGACGCATGGCGACGGCTTTGTGGCTTCCACCGCTCTGTATCCCTTCATGGCGGGCGATGAGCGGAGGGCATACTCCGCATCGGCGTATTTTTTGCACTGCGGTATGTGCGGCGCTTACGGCAACGCGGCGGAGTTGCGGGCAGCTGCCAACGAAGTGGAAATGATAACCGAGATCGGGCAGCGCGTCTTTACCGAGCGCGCCGGCATCCCCAACGAAAAAATCCGCGAGCTGATGGAAAACGAGACGTGGCTCACGCCGGAACAGGCGCTTGAGCTGGGTATCGTGACCGCCATCGTTGCAGATCCCGCTCCACGATACGCCCAAAGCGCGAAACGCGCCGTAATGCAGCGCGTGATAGGAGCTGCTCAAGCGGCGCTGTCGCCTGACCCCGCACCTGCACCCGAACCACCTGCACCCGAACCCGTGAGCCTCATGCAAAAGCTCAGCGGGTTTTTTAATGCCAAAAACTGAAAGGAGAATCAAAGAAAAACATGGGAATGAAGAACATCGAAATCCGCAGCCGCGACGACATCCGCGCCGCAATGCAGAAGGCGCTCAAGGACAACGACGCCGAAGGCTACGTTGCCGCCGTCGATGAGCTGGTACAGCGCGTGAGCGAAGACGTGAAGCAGGAGTATGAGCAGCGCATAGGCGAGATGCAGCAGGAGCTTGACGCCCGCGTGCTCACCTCGCGGGGAGTCAGGCAGCTCACCAGCGCCGAACGCAGCTATTACCAGCGCATCATAGAGGCGCTCAAGACCGACAACCCCAAGCAGGCTATCGGCAATCTTGACGTCGTAATGCCCGAGACGGTGATCAACTCCGTCTTTGACGACCTGCGCACAAACCACCCCCTGCTGAGCAAGATCCGTTTTATGGCGACGGCTGGAGCCATAAAGATGCTTTTCAACACTAACGGGCATCAGGAGGCAGTATGGGGCCCGCTTTGCGATGAGATCATCAAGGAGGCAAGCAGCGGTTTTGTCGAGGTCGATGTGACGCTTAAGAAGCTCAGCGCCTTTGTCGGCGTCTGCAAGGCTATGCTCGATCTCGGCCCCGAATGGCTGGACCGATTCACCCGCGAGGTGCTGTATGAGATGTACGCCAATGGCGCTGAAGCCGGCATCGTCACCGGCGACGGAAACAATAAACCCATTGGTATGATAAGGCAGGTAGGCGACGGAGTGACCGTAACCGGCGGCGTATATCCCGTAAAAGCAAAGATAAAGGTCAGCGACCTTTCGCCCGATACTGTGGGCAATCTGCTCTCTCTCATAGCGGTAGACCCCAACGGCAAGAGCCGCAACGTGCGCGATGTGATCTTCCTTGTGAATCCTCAGGACTATTTCCAGAAAGTAATGCCCGCGACCACCCTTATGGCGCCCGACGGCTCCTACCGCAACGACGTCATGCCGTACCCCATGACCATCATCCCCGTGCCCGCGCTGGATCGCGGCGATGCTGTCATGGGCATAGCGTACAGGTACTTTGGCGCGGCGGGCACCTCCAGGCAGGGGCGCATAGAGTACAGCGACCATGCGCGCTTCCTCGAGGACCAGCGCGTGTATATCATCAAGGGCTACATGAACGGCCTGCCCATGGATAACAACGCGTTCCTCTACCTCGACATTTCCGGCCTGCGTCCCGCCGTCTGGAAGGTGGAGCAGGTGACGCCCTCCGCGCTCTCCGCTGACGCGACGCTCGCGGATATCAAAATAGGCGGTCTGAGTCTCACGCCGACCTTTGCGGCGGCAACTACCACTTACGCCGTGACCACCGCCAACGCCAAGAACACCATCACCGCATTCCCCGCCGATGCAGGCGCGGAGATCGAGGTCAAGGTGGGTGAGGATGAGATCGACAACGGCACCGCCTACGCGTGGAAGTCAGGCGAGAACACCGTCACCATCAACGTGACCGCCGCGGACGGCACAACCACCAAGAGCTATACCGTGACCGTCACCGCCAACGCGAGCTGATGGAACACGAGGAGCTTTTAGCGGCGCTGCTTATCGATGTAAAGCGGCACCTGTGTATCACATGGGAGGATGAGGCGACTGACAGCCGTATCCGTGGATATATCGCGGGCGGCGTCGCCTATCTCGACGGCAAGCGCGGCGAGCCTGCGGACTATACGCAGTACGGGCTGCCGCGCACGCTGCTCATGGAGTACGTGCGGTATGCGCGGGATTACGCGCTGGACGTCTTTGAGGCAAACTACCGCGCCCTTATCCTCGCCATGCAGAACGAAAGGAGAGCGGCGGCTTATGACGAAGAGGAAAGAGCCTTATAGACCCAACAGCGAAATCACTGAGCGGTACAACGACGGCATAGTCGCCGTATACCGTATCACGGACGGCGCAAACCCCGGATATCTCCCGCAAAAGGTGCGGGAACAAAGGGGGCTCTTAAGCTATCGGGAGCTGCGCGCCGGCTTACAGCGGTACTATGCCGCCATGCAGAGTCAGATAGAGGTCGAGCGCGTCATAAGGGTGCCCAAACCGCCCTTTAAGCTCACCACGCAGGATGAGGCGGAGACTGAGGACGGCAATATCTACGGCATAGGGCAGATACAGACGGCGGAGGGGATATACCCTCCGTCGCTCGATTTGACCCTTACCGCGATAAGGCAGAAAGACAGGGCGGCGGATGCAGAAGACATGGCATGAAAAGATAGTGGCGGCTCACCTTGCCGTGACGACTGAGGTGAGCCACGCCCAGCGGCTCAAATCCGACCGCTATTTTGTCTGGGAGGAGGACGGCGCGAACGACTTTACGGCGGGCGGCGTCCATGCGGAGAAAGCCGTCACCGGCTTTACGGACCTGTTTACCAAGTTGGAATTTGACCCGTGGAAAACCAAGTTCGAGGCGGCGCTGGACGCCGCACCGGATATCGTCTGGACGCTGGAAAGCGTCCAGTACGAGGAAGACACAGGCTTTTTTCACTATGAATGGGCGTGGGAGGTTTTCGCCTGATGGCAAAATTTCACTTTGACGGCCTGGCGGAGTGGGAGACGAAGCTCTCCAAGCTCAAAACTGGCTCTAAGGACATAGCCGCAAAGGCGATATACGCCGGAGCCGCCATTATGGCGGATGAGATAAAGGCGAATATCAAAGCCCTGCCCGTCCAAACGGGCGCACATGGGGACAGCGACAGCAAGATCAACTCCGTCACCCCCGTGCAGAAGGAGGGGCTTTTGGATTCTTTCGGCATCTCCTCTTTGCGCGATGATAACGGCTACTGGAACGTAAAGCTGGGATTTGACGGCTACAACCGCACGAGAACAAAAAAGTATCCCAAAGGACAGCCCAACGCCATGATAGCCCGCTCCGTGGAGAGCGGCACGAGTTTTCGCCAGCGCAACCCTTTCGTAAACCGCGCCATAAAGGCAAAGGAGGCGGCAGTGGTAGCAGAGATGGGGCGCATTGTGGATGAAGAGATAGACAAGCTGATGAATTAAGGAGGTTATAGATGCACAAGGCAGCAGGCAAGGTATGCACGGGCTTTTCAAAGCCTTACGTCGCCCTGTATAACGCGGCGGGCGGCGCTGTCACCTACACCAAGGGGCGGGTACCCGCCCGCGGCGTGGATAT